ATCTACAGGACATACCTCTACACATGCTGTATCACAAGTTCCCACACAAGGTTCAGCTATAATATATGACATTTTAAGACACCACCTTGAACGAGGATAACTCATCAAAGTATTGAATTGTTTCATCAACAGTTCCACTACCACTCACCACTTTATACTCCACTCGATAAAATCTTTCAGCTAACAAACCATCCATCCAAAGGTTAAAATAATTTCCTGTTGTATCACAACTTACAACTGAACCACTACCAAATGGGACGATAACATCTTGTGTATAAGCATCTCTTATTTGATAATATGTGCTACCACTTGGAAGATATTTAGCGGTTGTATATCCAGTTGAGTATCCTGCTGTTGCAGAAAAGGTTTTTTCAGGATATCTTTCTCTACCAACAACTCTAAATTTTGTTTTTGATTTTTCTTTATATTGTTTCCTAAGACCTCGTTGATATATAACTATATCTTCTAAATCTGTATTTGAAAGTGGAGATAAAGAACCCGTGTTCCATTTGGAATCATCCCATACTGCTTCAAGTTTAGGTTGATATATGGTGTGAGTTTCCCTACCAAAGAATGAAAAATTACCATAATGAGTTGTATTTCCCTCTTCCGCATTAGCATCTGAGTTTCCTATACTACCACTTCGTTTAACCATAAATCCTTCATTTGGAATTATACTATGATGCCATTTCCAAACTATATCTGTAACATCCATTCTAACATCAGATGGTTCGTTTGTAAAAGATTGTGATGCCTCGTATCCACTTCCACTATACCAAGTTCCACCCGAAGATGTAACATTTGCCCATAAGGTTTTAGAAATATCATTGTCCTTATAAAACCAACTACACCCATCACTAATCTGTGGATTGGAATCTTCTCTACCAGATCCATTTTCCCAAGATTGACTTACAGGATATGAGTATAATGTTTGACTTGTTGATAATCCGGTTGAATTAGCATCAAATAGATTTAAATAAAATCTTGTACTTGAACCTGATGTTATAAGACCCGAAGTAATATAATTAGAAAGTGTTGTTAAATCAAACTTTATTAAAGCACGACTTACATTGATAGTAGAAGCGTTAGCGTTCTTATCCTTTCTAATCTCAAGAATCTCATCGAGTCCTGTATTTCTACTTCCACTTCTCTCATATAGTGTAGTATCTTTTTCTGCAAATGTAAAATAATGCATTTAAATCTCCCTAAAATACATTTCCAATAGAGTCTCCTATAGACCTACCTTCTATGTCCGAGTTTGGATATTTTAATTCAAAACAACTTGGATCCAACGATGGATATATTACTCCGTCTTTTTCAGCATAATTAATATCATATATGTTTCCTGAATAACCAGTTGATGTATCGTATTTATTATAAATCAATACTGGCATATTTTTGGGATTATCTTGTTTCGGTGGAATAATCGCTCCTACTCCATCTACCAACGAAATTTGATATGCCAACTCTTGTAATATTATTGGTTGGTTTATCTGCCATTTCTCTATATTAAAAAATTCTTTAACTCTTTCAACACATCTTAATGTTACTTCTTCTTTGTTAAATCCTCTTCTTGATATGAAAGAAAATTTAACTCCAATATTAATAACCCATGCATTTTTGATATTAACTGCATCAGTTACTATTCTATACTGACTTAAATAAGTTTTTAGGTTCTCTTTGACTGCAACATTTAATTGAGCTAATTTATTATTACCATCCAATCCTAAAATATACAAATTCATTGCCATTGGATTTGGTAATTTCTGTATGGTATTTGCCATATCTTTTGCTTTGAGTTGGTCTATATTTCTCTCATCAATAAAAACTCCTGAACCGACTTTAGTTTCTATTTGCATATTAGGAACATTCAATTGTTCATCTTGAACAAGATATGCTTTAGCAACAGCTCCAAACTTGGCTGGCATTGCATATGTTCTTGTTATATAATCTTCTTTAGTAACTGACCTTCCTTGAGCTTGAAAGTAAGCTAATGAATTTTCTTTTATCTCTTTAACAGTTTCTGCATTACGACCACCACTGGCTGGATAAGGATTAGTAACACCAACTGATTCTTTAGTAACCGATACTAAATTATTATCTAATGAGGTTTCATCCAAACTAAATGAGAAGTTAGTTACATTTGTTATAGAATTAGAAGATACATTGTCACCAACACCACCACCATATGAATACTTTATAGTTAATGTAGTGTTAGATGGTGCCTGTCCATATGCTTTTGTGTTTAAAAAATTCTCAGGATCAAAATATTTATCTAAATAGGTTGGACTACCAGGTAGACTCGAACCAACTGAATTTGGATTTGGAATTATTTCTTCATCTGCACTATCGCTAATCCCACTACCAAACCTCAACTCAATTTTACCATCACTTCTAACAAAGGTTACAAATCTTCTCGGTGTTTTTAAAAGTTTTAAAATATATGGTGCCTCGTCATTATATTGTGATAATGAAGGATCGTTTGCAGCTACATTCTCAACTGAATCAAAAATTGTATCTTGTGCTAAAAATGGAACTTCTTTCCAAGTATTACCCTCACTATCTACACATGAAATTATTTCTAAAATTTTATCTTGACCAAGTTTTATTCTAGCATACTTTGTAGCATTTCCAAACTCAAAATTCTCTGTTGTTATAGCTCCACTCTGAACCCCTACACTTTTCTTTAATAAGTAAAAGGTAGGTTGTTTGGTATCCGGATCAGTTTCAAATACAGAAATTTCAGTAGGATCAAACGAACTCGAATACCTAAAATTAACATCCTCTCGTAATCTAAATGTTACACCATTCGTAGATTGAACTTGTGTACTTTCTTTCAATACGAGTCCATAATTTAAATTTGGTTTTACATTTGTTCCTGTTCCTGATGCTGGAACTGTCTGAAACACATCTACATTTGTAAATGCAGGATATGACAATTTAGGTTTATAACCAAAAGTTTGTGCCATTTCATAAATAGATTTTGTATCTTCTGCATATGCTAATAACATTTCTTTAAATTGTGTATCTACATAATATGAGAGAACATCTCCAACATATGAAGCCATTTCTATAAACATCATTCCTGGTGATGCTTCATTAAAATCGTTATATGTGTTTGGGTAATATTGTTTTGCAAACTCTACTAAGTCTGCTCTAAATGAAGAAAAATCTTTATTTATATACCTTACTTCTTTTTGTAGTCTATCTGACATTTAACTCTCCTATATCCCAAGTAAAAAATTTAACGATACTGTTTCATAAATGTTGGGTTGAAATGTAAGTGCAAATCTTATATCAATGTTCATTTGATTTGGATTAGATTCATCTTCTGAAACATCTATTTTCTCAATTGATACATGAGGCATCCAAAATGATATTGCAGTAGTTATGGTTTCCTCGATATTATCTAACAAACTATTTGACATTGGTTCAAATAATACTTTCAATAACCCACATCCAAATTCAGGATGTCCTACTCGTTCACCCGGATTGGTTAAAAGTAAGTTTCGTATATTACTACTTGTTTGAGTTAATGTTGTTTGGGTACCAGGAAAAAAACCACTATTGATATCATAGTTTAATGGTAGGGATAATCCTATCGTTACATCTGGATCTAAATCTTTTTCTAATACGGACAACTAATTTCTCCTATGGACGAAAACCTTGTTTCTTTTTTTCTATTGCTTTCATCACACCACTATAATCTCTTGTTAATGCGTTTACAACATCCTCACCAACTTGTTCTGTAGAAACTCCGGCATCTTTCATTGTTTGAACTGCTGCTATTTCTCGTTTCACCTCTTTACTTCCACCACCTGGTAGATTACCATATCCCATTGCCTCTGCCATCTTTGAAGTATCATAAGTTCCACCACCCATTGTAGGCCATTCTTCTGTTGGTTTACCATTTGCAGTTTCATTTAAAATTTTATTTAAAGATTCATTCTCGGTATAACGAACTTCCTTTTTAGGCTTAGGTTTACTTGGTGGTGATACAAGTTCTTTTTGTGAAAGTGATTCTTTCAATGAAATAGAATTATTATCTTTAGTTTCTACTAAGTTAGAACTTCGTGTTAAAGATTTAATTCCTTCCTTAATAAATATCTCATTGACTTGTTTCTTGACTTCTTTACGGACTACTAACTCAATTATTTTTATGAGTTCTTGTTTTTTCATTATAGACTCCTATTCTATATTATTGTACTACTAATTACTCCAGGTATTACAGCCGGTGGTTTGATAACCGTTCCTGTAAAAATCGTAGCTATAAAAGATGCCATTATAATAGTAGCCATACTATCACAAACATCTTCTATACTACCACCACCCATACCAACCGCGGTAGATGGTGCAAAAATTGGTGGAACTGACATTACACTTGCTCCTATTGCTGAATGAGCTGGTGTTCCAAAGTTTATCATTAAAGCTGCTGCCGATATAATACCTGTTGTTATTTGTGTCATTGTCGGATCTTGTGCTTTAAAACTACCTACTATTGCTGCCTTTAAAGGAGCTTTAGCTGCGTCAACACCACTT